CTCGGCAAGCGACAGCCGGGCCGTTTTCTTGGTCCAGGGGTCAATCTTGAGCGGCATCCAGGTGTCGGGCTTTGCCATTAATCACACTCTCGTAGGATGTTCTGGAATCAGGCTAGGCAGTCGGCCCTGGTGAGGCAACGGCTTGGGGATAAGCGGCGATCATCGCTTGCAAACGTTTGGCGCGCTCAAGCTTTTTAGTCTGCGCTTTGATGCCGTGGTAAATGGTCTGAGGGTCGCGGTTAAAAATCTTGCCGATAACCGTTCGGCCAATCCCTAGCTCGTGCTTGCATGTGTGCCAAATCTCCCACCTGATTTGAGGGAGTGGGCGCTTCCGGTTCTGCCGGATTACATCGTCAATCGTGTAGCCACGGGCCTGGGCCAACGTGCCGGCCAATTCGCGCGCGGTCGCTACGGCCTTATGAAAATCAGTGTGTTTGAATCTCATTTGCCGAACCTCAGGCCCATGCTATTGGCCTCAGTCCCGACACTTGCCGGGGTACGTCCAAGGCGCTCGGCCAGTAGATCGGCCCCCAACGTCGAATAATAAGCCCGCAGGACTTCTCTTTCATGCTCAGTGTATGAGCCTGGGTACTTCATGGACTTGCGCTGTAAGCCCTTATTTTGGGCCGACTTAGCGGCGTTCTCTGCGGCCTTTTGTTCGGCCCGCTTTTCACGGTCCGCGTACCATGTAAGAGCGGCGCGGCCTCGGCTGATGTTTGGCATTAGTTCCCCCTCAGTACGGTTTCAATCTTCCTCGGAACGTATCCGCCCTTAGACCTGATCTCTTGAACAAGACACAGGGCAACAAGGCGTTGAGCCTCGCGGCGTTTATTCAATGATGCTTTGTGACGGGCCGCGGAACCGTTGGCGTAAGTTACGGCACGCTCGGCGCGCTTACATAGTGCGGGTGTCACGCGGTGCCCCCATTGATAACCGCGAACAACGGCATATCGTTTTTATTCGCGCTGGCATTGGCTACGTTCTCGACGGCTTGCCGGAAGTAGCTTGGCTTCAGTTCTATCCCAAGCCCCTTGCGGCCCATCTGAACGGCGCAATAGACCTCAGAACCAACACCCATAAACGGGGTAATAACGGTATCGCCGGGGTTGCTCCAAAGGTCGATGCAACGCTCGATAACATCGAGCTGCAGCGGTGAGATGTGGACTTCATCATCTTCGTCTCGACCGCCCCGGAACGGCAGAACGCGGCCCTGGCGAATATCCATCCAGACCGGCGATGCGTAACGCTGCCATACTTCGATGGAGTACCAATTCCGGCCATCCATCTCGGATGTGTACTTTGCCCTCGAGGGTTCTTGATCTTCCGGCCCGATGTACTGGTCAAAGCATCCCGAGACACGGTCTGCGTTCTCGCCTGGCTTGCGGAACGTCACGATGTAATCGGCAAGGCCCTGCCCTGACAGCGTCGAATCCTTTACGACTTGCTTGTGCAAAAGCCGGATACTCTTGGTGCGCTGCTGCGCCACTACTGGATCTTTCCAGATGCACACTTCCGAGTGCATGTGCCAGCCGGCTTCCTCGTAAGCCCGCACGACTTCACCGCGGAAGTCACGCATCCCGATGAACCCGTCCCTAATCTTCGACGTGGGGAGGTTCATGCAATGGACCGAATGAAGGCGCCCCGGCTTTGTCACGCGGAGCAATTCAGAGATGATGAACCCGTAGTGCTGCCAGAATTGCGGCCCTTCGGAGTTTGAAACGTCGCGTTCTGAATTGCTGAATTTATAAAGCCCCTCGAACGGCGGCGAGTGGATGCCGAACCCAATGCTATCCGATGGGATGGCGCGCAACAGTTCACAGCTATCGCCAAGGTAAATAGCGTAATCGGAAGTAATGACTTGATCGACGGTTTCTACGCTGCGATCCATTGTGGCATCCCCATTCTGGTTGTCGGAAAATATGTGGCCTTATCGCGCGTCGTCCCCGCAATAGCTGCGCTGTTCAAATCACGCATATGGTCAATCATCGAGCTGACCATGTGATCGGCCTGTTGTTCTTTGCGGCGAATATTGGCGACTACCGCGCCCTCGGTTTCGGCGGCAATGAAGTGCGCCGTGACTTGATTGGTTTGCCCAAAGCGCCAGAAACGACGGATGGCCTGATAGACTTGCTCAAAGCTATCGGAGAGGCCGACAAATCCAGTGTCGGCGCAATGCTGCCAGTTTAGGCCCCACCCGCAGATAGAAGGCTTCGTCACAAGTACGCGGATTTTTCCAGCTGCGAACTCCGCTAGTTTGCGTTCCTTCTCGCGCTCGCTATCAGATCCACGAACTTCGACGGCATCTGGAATAGCCGCGCACAATGCCTCCGCTTCCGCATTGAGGTTGCACCACCACACGAACGGGCGGTCGGATCGGGTAACGGCAGCGGCTTTAGCAACGCGCTCCTTGATGCTCCCACGTCGCGCCCCGAGGCGTTCTGAAAGGGTCTGTGCCTCCATCGGGAATAGCATCCCGCTATCCTGGGATGGGGCGTAGGCAACATCGACGCGGTGTTCGATCTGGTTTAGGGGCGGGAGGTCGTAGCCTCCATTCTCGTATCCAAGGTCGGAAGGCTTGCGAAGTGTAACGGCCCATGAACACATCCAGCGCCAGAACGGCTGCTCGGCGTGGCCCCGGAGACGCCATGTCTGTGTCTCGCTCGAATCGTGCATGAAGAACGTGGCAAGCATGTCTGTGTAAGACATAACCCCAAGGAACTCGGCATGGTTGCCAAGCTCCATAAAATCATTCGGCGCCGGGGTTGCACTCGCAGCCAGCCGGAACGGAACTTGCTTGCATGTGTTGATTAGAAGGGAACGGGTTTTGCCATCGTAGGATTTAAGAATTGAGCTTTCATCCAGAACGATGGCACCGAATTGAAATATATCGAAGTGTTCAAGCTTTTCGTAATTCGTGACGTTAATGCCGGGACGAATATCGTCGCCAGTGCGAGCGTGCGTTACTGGGTTTCCCCACTTCTCGCCCTCTGTCACGAATTGAGCGGCGACAGCGAGCGGTGTCAGGATCAGTGACGGCTTGCCAGTGTGGGCGGCGACCGCCTTGCACCACTCCAACTCCATGAAGCTCTTACCAAGACCCGTTCCGGCAAAGATTGCAGCCCTGCCGCGACGTAGTGCCCACTTCGTAATATCGCGCTGAAACCCGCGCAAATGAGGAGACAAGCCTACGGGGTTTTTTATTCCAGTGTCGGGGTCAACAATTGCCTTGCCGGCCAGAAAATCTGAGTACTTCATAACTCTATAACCGCCATAAAATTGCGCCCTGCTTTCCGCGCGCCGTGGTGCCCAATCATTTTGGTTACGATCCATCCTTGAGACAGATACGCATCGACTTGATCGGCATAAATCCACTGGATGACGGTCATGGTCTGCCCATCCACATGATTAGGGCCACTACCAAAAACATCATCAGGAAGCCCATGAACGCAAAGCCTGCGAGGAATGAATGAAGGTCCATTAGAGGCTCTCCAAAAACTCTAGATCGTCGTCAAAATTGCCATCACGCAGATACACGCGCGGGACCGGCTTACGGCGCGCGGCGTTGGCCGTGTAATACGTTGTCGCGGCATCTGAGATGCGTTTACGCTTAAGACACCCGCAGCTCTTGGTTTCGCCTTTGACCAGTTCAGGCCGCGCGACAATTTTGGTGTTCCCGCACCCGCAAAGGCACTCCCAAGCTAAGTGTCCACGCTTCAAACCGGCGCGCCTCACGACACGAAGCCCGCCAAAATCCAAGCCGGTCAAATCGGAGGGGTATTTCATTAAGCGCCCCACGGATAAGCAGCGATCGCACCAGTTAGGAAAGCCACAAGCAGCCTGCAAAACTCTCTCCGCGTGTAGGCTGAGATGCCGAGGTAAGCCATGACGGCGCAGGCAAAGAAGGTGCTCATCTATGGCTCCCTAATCACGCCGGTCTGAAATAGGAACTGCTGCACTTCCTCAAGGGACCGGCAGACGGCCACGGGGCAGCCGTACAAAGGCAGGCTTTCAAGCCAGAGGCTTTGCAGCTTCGACAGCGTGCCATCTTCGGATTTGAGTTCGATGAAGCAGACGGGTCCGACCTTGGGCACGATTACGAGGTCTGGAACGCCCCCGCGAACTCCTTGCCGCTTCAAGTTCACCGCTTCCAACAGGTTGCGCGATCCACCATTGGGGACCGCAAACCAGAGCAGCCGACCCTGGCGCTCCTGAAGGGCAAGGTACTGGCACACACTCTCTTGGATGAGAGCTTCGGGGCGTCTACGCGCCCGCTTCCCATTTGCCCGTGCTTTCTTAGCCGTGGCACGCTTCACGTTAGCTGCCGGAATCATGAAGCCCGCCGACATTATTTTTTCCCCGCTGGAACATGAACGGGACGGCCTTTGTTAATCCGTTGAACCGGAGCCACACCCCGCGCCGCGCGCTCAGTTGTAGAAAGGCGAGCGGCTTCGCGCCGTAGTACGTATCGGTTCCAAAGTGCTTTGATTGTCTTAAACATTCCCCCGTCCCCTTGTGTCAGTGAAAAATGCCGGGAGGCATAAGGCGGAAGGCGACAGCGATGGGTTGGCGATTCGTGCTGTCAGCCGCCCGTGTCCTCCCGGCGTGGAGTTGGCACAGGGTGTCACGACTAGCGTAGTGACCTGTCGCAGGGCCAATGGGAAACCGCCCATCACGGAAAGGGTCGGCCCCGACAGCGGGGGACCTGGGGAGGGGTGGGCTGTCGGAGCCTACGCGCTGAGACGAGCAGCGCGGTCTAAAAAGATGCCTAGGCAGGACGCCGGGGACGGATGCCCCACCTAGGCCGCGCAAGTGCGGGTCCATGCGCGTAGTCTGGTTCATTGTGTAACCGCCTGAGTGGCGTAACGCTTCAAGTCCTTGGGAATATTGACCCCGCGTTGCTCTGCAAGCCTGACCACGAACGGGCGGATATACTTGGGGATGGATCGGTCGCCCCAGTTCCGCA